GACGACAACAGGGTGGTACTGCCGGGCCAGCCAATCAACCTGGAGCATCATCAGTTAGTGGGGGAGGTGCATCTTCGGCTGCAATTGGTACTGGTCTAGGAGCGGTAGCAGAGAAATATGAATCAGGAGGCCGGGGCAGCGGCACAGTTGGCTATGATAAAGTAGGAGGTACTAGCTACGGTAAGAAACAGATTTCATCTAGAGCTGGTGCAATGACCGATTTTCTTAAGTTCCTTGATAAAACTGGCAAAGGTGATGTTGCTAAAAAATTACGTGATGCAGGAATAGAAAAAGATACAGGTAGTACTAGCGGGAAAGCTGTTGACGTGTGGAAAGAAGTTGCAGCTAGCGGTGAGCTAGGCAACAGCGAAAATGAGTGGTTAGGCCAAGGCTATCAAACTGCGCTAAAAGGTTTGAAAGATCAAAGTCTACAATCAAGAATTAGCGGTAGTCGTGCTCTTCAAGAGATGTTGTTTAGTACCGCAGTTCAACATGGCCCCGGTGGCGCTCAGAAGATTATGAACAGTGTGTTCAAACCAGGAATGACTGACGAACAACTGGTAAAAGCTGTATATGCAGAAAGAGGAGCAGACGGAGGAAAGAAACATTTTGGCGGCAGCACTGCTAATGTACAGGCTGGAGTTGTAAACAGATTTGGAAATGAAGAAAAAGACATAATGGCCTTGTTGAAAAGTGGCGGTGCGCCGGCTACCGCTTCGGCTCAAACTCCAGCTAGCAATGTACCAAATGCTGCTGCTGCTCAAGCAGCAGTCACACCAACACCGCCTGCAACATCACCACCGACTACAGATACTGCTCGTGCCGCAGCCGCAGCCACTGATCCACGAAGAACTGATCGTCCCCAAACTGCTGTAGCTGGAGCCCGCCAAGAAACACCTGAAAGTCTGCTGGCTAGCTTAAATACTAAACTAGATACATTGATTAGTCTTAATCGTGCCTTGAAAGACACCAATGAACGGCAATTATCAGTACAGAGGAATATGGCCCAAAGCGGTGACTTGTACGCTTAAAGGAAAATAAAGAATGAGTTGGAAAAAATATTTTACACCAGTTAAACTAGATAACCAAATGGGTTCGTCTAGTCCGATCTCTGGTGGCGGCCGTCCAGGACCTGCTCGTGCCAATTATTCCAGCTATCTGCCTGATGTTTATGCAGGTACACCCAATCGCATTGAACGGTATATGCAGTATGATACCATGGACATGGATTCAGAAGTCAATGCTGCTCTAGATATTCTAGCAGAGTTCTGCACACAAAAAGACAAAGAAAATGCCACTCCCTTTCAGACTTTCTATAGAGGCAACCCTACCTCCACCGAAGTTAAACTGATCAAAGAAAGTTTACAAAAGTGGACCAAACAACAACAGTTTGAAACCAGAATTTTTCGCATAGTTAGAAACGCTTTCAAATACGGCGACGTATTTTTCATACGTGATCCCGAAACTAAGAAATGGTTGTTTGTGGATGCTGCCAAGGTCACTAAAATTATTGTTAACGAAAGTGAAGGCAAAATTCCAGAACAATATGTAGTCAAAGACATTAATTTCAATTTTAAAAATTTAATTGCAGTTACTCCACACGGTACTACTAATATTAGTCCCAGCGGCAGCAGTGCTGCCTATTCAGGCGGTAGTCAAGGTAGAGGCATGGTTGGCAATGTCAGTCAACCTCCGGGCACTAGATTTCACAATCAAACCAACGAAGTCACTGTTGATGCAAAAAATGTTGTGCATATCAGTTTGAGTGAAGGCTTAGATGCCAACTATCCTTTTGGAAATTCACTGTTGGAATCAGTGTTTAAAGTCTACAAACAAAAAGAATTGCTTGAAGATGCTATTATTATCTATCGTGTACAACGTGCTCCGGAAAGACGCATATTCTATATTGACGTAGGAAATATGCCCGCACACATGGCCATGAGCTTTGTTGAACGTGTGAAAAACGAAATTCAACAAAGACGTATTCCTTCATCCACAGGTGGTGGCAACAATGTGATTGATGCCAGTTATAATCCTCTAAGTGCTAGTGAAGACTACTTTTTCCCGCAGACCGCTGAAGGACGTGGATCAAAAGTTGATACACTGGCAGGCGGTACAAACTTAGGTGAGATCACAGACCTACGCTTTTTTACCAACAAGTTATTCCGTGCTTTGAGAATTCCAGCGGCTTACTTGCCAACAGGTATTGAAGAAGCTTCAAACACAGTTGCTGACGGAAAAGTGGGTACAGCCTACATTCAAGAACTGCGTTTTAATAAGTATTGCGAGCGCCTACAAAACAGTATTGTAGAAACATTTGACTTGGAATTCAAGTTATGGATGGAATCAAATGGTGTAAACATTGATCCAAGTCTATTTGAATTGAAGTTTAATCCTCCACAAAACTTTGCAGCCTATCGTCAAAGTGAACTAGATACTGCTAGAGCTGCTACATTTGCACAGCTACAGGAAATTCCACATCTCAGCAAACGCTTTGCTATGAAACGCTTCTTGGGCATGACTCAAGAAGAAATTACAGAAAACGAGCGTATGTGGAGAGAAGAGCAAGGCGGCAATCTCAAACCAGTGTTGGATGCTGCTGGTCAGATGCGTTCAGTAGGCATTACTCCTTCAGGAACTCAAGCAGACCTAGCAGGACAAACAGCAGAAGCACCCGAAGAAGCTCCTGTAGACACAGGCGCAGAAGGTGAAGCTGCGCCAGCAGAAGCACCGGTACAGTGATAAATATCGTATGCTCCTATTAGAATTCCTTTATTTTAATGACAACAACAACGACTTTGCAGTTGATCGTCGCTACGAAAATAACAAAGACAGTTCTGTTCTTAAAAGAAGCGACACTAGAAAAACTCGACTCACACTAAGACAGATCAATAGACTGCGCATGCAAGCAGAAGCACACGACTATGAGCGTGATTCTGAATTGGAATTTGTAAGGCAGATGTATGGAGCACCAGCAGGTGAAGCAGAGCAACCAGCAGAATAATGTTGCATTTGTACTAGGCAACGGCACCAGCAGACTCAGTTTAAATCACAACAGCTTACTGGACAAGGGCATAGTCTATGCCTGTAATGCCATGTACAGAGAATTTGAACCGCACTATCTCATAGCTGTAGATGTCAAAATGGTCAATGAAATAGTGGCCTCTGGCTATAACAAAACACATGCTGTATGGACAAATCCTAACAAAGGTATCAGTACCAAACATCATCTCAACCTATTCAATCCACACAAAGGTTGGAGCAGTGGGCCTACTGCTCTTTGGTTTGCCAGCGAGCAGGGACACAGAGACATTTATATTTTTGGATTTGATTTTCAAGGTCTACAGGGTAGATTCAACAATGTGTACGCAGATACCTACAACTATAAAAAAACCAGCGATACAGCCACCTTTCACGGTAATTGGTTAAGTCAGACCGAAAGAACTATCAAAGATTTTCGACATACTCAATACTATCGTGTGATCAATCCAGGAGACTTTGTGCCCGATCAACTGGGTATACAGGTCAAAAACATCAAGCATATCACCTATGACGACTTTAACAGTCGTTTTCCTGGTTGTACTTATACAGCAGAAACTGTTCAAAAAACTACCATTTAACCCCTAATTGTAATCAAAGTGTTAAATAAAAACACAGCCTAACCATCTTGAAGGAGAATATAACATGGCAGAAAAATCACTACTTGAGCAGATGCTCGAGCGCTTGGTCAATGACGATCAAGCCAAAGCAGAAGAATTATTCCACGAGTATGTAGTTGGAAAATCTCGTGAGATTTATGAAAATCTAATCGAAGCTGAAATGGCAGCTGACGACGAGGAAGAAGATCCAAACAATCCAAAAGTTAAAGAAGAATCAGAAGTTGATGAAGAGAACGATTTGGACGAAGAATTTGAAGACATTGCCTACGAAGGTGATGACGAAGTTAGCGGTCCAGCAGGCGATCCAGGTGATGACCTAGCTGGCGAAATGGGTCCAGAAGAAGACGACGACCTAAGTGCAAACAGCGAAGAAGAATTATTCCAAGACCTAGACAGTATTGTAGACGAACTACAAGCACGTTTTGACAAGCTAGGCGGCGGTGAAGAAGGCGGCATGGACGGCATGGACGGCATGGGTGGCGATAAAATGAAAGACGATTTTGACCTAGCCACAGTGCGTGAGTATGTTGAAAAAGTTCCAGGCGGCCACGGCGCAGAAAAGAAAGGTCAAGGCGAAGGAGCACTGTCAGGCACAGGCAAACTCAGCCAAGGTTCTAGCACCAATGCCAAGTCTATCGTTGCAGGCAAGAACGACATGGGCGGTACAACAGCCAACATTCTAGGCAGCAAAGAAGAAGCAGCCAAGTATGTGGGTTCAGGCGGTGGCCAACTAGGCGGATCTAGCCTATTCAAAGGCACAGCCAAAGAAGATAATGCAGGTAATATCAATGTTCCAGGCGGCAAGGCAGGTGGTGCTTTCTCAACAAAAGAGCCAGGTCATGGTGCAGAGAAGAAAGGTGAAGCTGAAGGCAAATTCAGCGGCACAGGTGGTTCTTCCGGTTCAGTTGATAAAGCAAGCCTTTTCCGTGGTCGTAGATAATAGGACGTAATGGTGAAAACTAATCTCAGTGAACAATTGAGTTTTGACCAGGCAAAGATTGTCTTGGAGAGCGAAGGCGAGGGCGATAAAAAATCGCTGCATCTGAACGGTATCTGCATTCAAGGAGATATCCGTAATCAGAATCAGCGTGTTTATTCTTCTCAAGAAATTGGCAAGGCTGTCAAAACGCTCAACGAACAGATCTCTGGCGGATATTCTGTTTGCGGAGAGTTAGATCATCCTCAGGATTTAAAAATCAATCTAGATCGTGTTAGTCATATGATTACCAAGATGTGGATGGATGGTCCTAACGGCTACGGAAAACTTAAAATAATCCCCACTCCAATGGGTCAGCTAGTACAGACCATGTTAGAGTCGGGAGTCAAGTTGGGTGTATCGAGTAGAGGTTCCGGTGAAGTAGATGGCAGTGGCAATGTTCAAGGTTTTGAAATCATCACTGTAGATATTGTAGCACAACCTAGCGCCCCGGGAGCTTACCCAACTCCAGTTTACGAACATCTAATGAATACAATAGGTGGTAACAAGGCATTTACAATGGCAAAAGAAGTTCAAGGCGACCCAAAGGCACAAAAATACTTAGCAGAGAGTCTGGTGAGAATCATCAGAGGTCTCAAATAACAGTAGGAGAATCACATGCTAGATATCGTAAAACAATTGTTTGAGAACAATGTGATTTCCGAAGAAGTCAAATCGGAAATTGAATCAGCTTGGCAAAGCAGAATTCAAGAAAATCGTGATGAAGTCACTGCCACACTACGTGAAGAATTTGCACAAAAGTATGAGCACGACAAGAACGCAATGGTTGAAGCAGTAGAAACAATGTTAGCAGATCGCCTACAGGCAGAGCTATCAGAGTTGGCTGAAGACCGTCAAGGACTTATCGATGCACGTACAAAATACACACAAAAAATGAAATCAGATGCCACAGCAATGGAAGCATTTGTGTTGAATAATTTGCGTAAAGAACTTGCAGAGCTACATGAAGATCGTAAAGCAGTTGCTGACAACGTTGGTAAATTAGAATCTTTTATCGTGGATGCACTAGCGAAAGAAATCGCGGAATTCCATGCAGATAAGCAAGACTTAGCTGAAACCAAAGTAAAACTGGTGCGCGAAAGCAAAGCCAAGTTTGAACAGATCAAGAAAGATTTTATTGCTCGCTCATCCACTATCATTCAAGAAACAGTCTCTAAAGGACTCAAAACTGAAATGGTACAGTTGCGCGAAGACATTGACGCTGCCCGCAGAAATGATTTTGGTCGCAGGATTTTTGAAAGTTTTGCCAGCGAGTACGCTGCCAGTCATCTCAATGAGAAGTCTGAAACAGCTAAACTTCTAAGAGTAGTTGCTGTAAAAGAGCAAGAACTTGAAGAAGCAGCAAGAATTGTTGCAGAAACACAAAAGTTAGTTGAAAACCGTGAACAAGAATTACGTGTTGCACAAAACACAATGAACCGCAAAGAAGTTATGAGCGAATTGCTGGGACCATTGGGTGGAGACAAACGTGAAGTGATGAAAGAATTACTTGAATCAGTTCAGACAGAAAAACTATACACCGCTTATGACAAGTATCTACCTTCAGTAATGAACGGTGGTAACCTGCCAGTTAAAAAAGCGTTGACAGAAGGCAAAGAAATTACAGGCGATAAAAATCAGGCACAATCTTTTAGCAGAGAAGAAAAATCTGCTGAAATTTTTGACATCCGCAGGCTTGCGGGACTAAAAGTTTAAGGAGAACTATAATGTCACAATTACTCGAGTCACGCTGGTCGGAAACCAAAGAAGCACTTTTAGAAGGTCTTCAAGGTAACAAGCGTTCAGTAATGGCAACTACTCTAGAGAATACCCGCAAGTATTTGGCAGAGAGTGCCACAGCTGGAGCTACATCCGCTGGCAACGTTGCAACCCTAAATCGTGTGATCCTTCCAGTGATCAGACGTGTACTGCCTACCGTTATTGCTAACGAATTAGTCGGCGTACAACCAATGACTGGCCCAGTTGGTCAAATACATACACTACGTGTTCGCTACAGTGATACATTCACAGGCGCCACAGGTGACAGTACCACAGCTGGTGAAGAAGCACTAAGCCCATTCAAGATTGCTGAAGGCTATTCTGGTAATACCAACGGTGTAGCTGATGCAACAGCTGCCAAAGAAGGTGTTGCTGGTAATAGAATGAGCATTCAGATCTTGAAGCAAACAGTTGAAGCCAAGACACGTAAGTTGTCAGCTCGCTGGACTTTCGAAGCTGCTCAAGATGCACAAGCCCAACAAGGCATTGACATCGAAGCAGAAATCATGGCTGCTCTTGCACAAGAGATCACAGCTGAGATTGACCAAGAAGTTCTACGTAGCCTAGGTACTTTGGCTGCTTCAGCAGGTAACACCCACGTATACAATCAAGGTGGCGTATCTGGTGTTGCTACATTCGTTGGTGACGAGCATGCCGCATTGGCAGTTGGTATCAATCGTGTTGCAAACGTGATTGCTCAGCGTACACGTCGTGGTGCAGGTAACTGGGCTGTGGTTAGCCCACAAGCATTGACGATTCTTCAAAGTGCTACAACTTCTGCGTTCGCAAGAACAACAGAAGGCACATTCGAAGCACCTACAAACACCAAGTTTGTTGGTACATTGAATAGCGCAATGAAAATTTATGTAAACACATACGCTGCTGATAACAGCGCAATTGTTGTAGGTTACAAAGGTTCTAGCGAATCTGATGCAGCAGCATTCTATTGCCCATACATTCCATTGATGAGCAGTGGTGTTGTTCTAGACCCAAGCACATTTGAGCCAGTTGTTTCTTTCATGACCAGATATGGTTATGTTGAGTTAACAAATACTGCTTCATCTCTTGGTAATGCAGCAGACTACCTAGGTCAGGTAACAATCGCTGGTGTTTC